TGTGCCTGAATAAGTGTTAATAGTAGGATCAGATAAACCTTGAAATTTAACCGTATCCCCCGCTTGCTTGATTTGTCCTTCGTGCTTCATCGTACAGATTTTCTTCGCAATTAAATTATCCTCTAATACTCGTAATATCTTTGTATCCCAAATAGTAGGGATAAAGTTTGGTGTAGCTGCCATTTAAATCACTCCCAATTTTTCATAGATTTTTGTATTGCTGACCAGTTGCGGTCAACGTCATCTCGACTCATTTTATCGACTTGATCTCTCGTAAATCTCGCCGCCTTTGCTGTACCTTGTCCTGTTACACTGCCTGTTGAACTAGCTGCGTTTTCTTCATTCGTTTGTTCGATTTCCTTCTTTTCATTAAAGGCTTTTAATTGCTCTTTAAGCGTTTTATTCTCATGGTGCGTATAAGCATCAACTAGACTTTTACCTTTGTCTACTTGCTCCCATACACTAGCAGGAATGTCCTCTGCTTTAGCGTCGGGGAAACTATCAATGAACTGCTTATAATCGTCTTGTTGCTTCGTTTGTTGCTCGGTTGTTTTTTGTTGCTCGTTATACTTCTCACGGAATTTTTGAGACTCGACAAGCTCTTTGATCACCTCGTCCGGTAAATCCTTCTGCTTGTATTTCTCGGTAAGCTCACTTTCTTTGACTGCTTGCTTATACTCCGCTTCGGTTGTAATCTTCTTGCCATCCCACTCATAGCCTTGGTTAGCTACGTATTGGTCGACACCCTCTTGTCTAGCGCGTTCAACTGCTTTATCGTAATTCATTCCTTTTTGGGCGTACTCAGCAGCCTTTTCTTTATCGAGCTTGATTTGTTCTTTGTTGTACTTGACTTCAAGAAAAGCTTCTTGTTCCTCCTGCGTTGTTTCTGTGACTTCTTCCGTTGCCGTTTCCTCAGTTGTCGTTTCTTCTATTTGTTCTTCTTGGATTTGGTTGTCCATTTCTTCCATTGTAAAGTCCTCCTTCGCTTTGGTAGGCGAAATATTAAACAGTTTATTGTCGTGTCCAGGACATAATAAAAACACCTACTTTTTAGGTGCTTGTTTTGCTTTCATGCTCTCAATCGCCATCTTACCGTTTATGTCCATTTCCTTCATAGCCATCTGACGCTGAAAATCTTGCTCTTTGCCTTGCGCTTCTTCTTGTTTGACCGCTTGTTCTTGCTGCATCATCTGTTGTTCTTGCTGCGCCTGTTGCTGTGATTGTTGCTGCTGTTCCTCCGGCGGTTGCATCATCATTTTCATTAATTGCGCTTCCATTTCTTCTGGTGGCAAATCTTGTATCTGTTGCGCTTGCTCTGGTGGTAAAGTCTCAATATACCGCGCCATTTGCTCCCATATAAACTGTTGCTTGACGTCCTCTTGTTCTATTTCTTTTATGAGCTCTTCTTTTTGCGGCACAAGTCCACTAGGTAATCTATCTAAATACTGTTTAAAGCTAATCTTATCTGATTGCAATAGGTTGTCTAGTGTTTGCATAGCGGTAATCTGGCTCCAATACGACGAAGGCCCCACATCTATTTTGATACGAAATTTCATCTTTTTTAGTTTAGCGAAGTCAAACTCTCGGATCACTCGCTTACCCATAATCTCAACATCTATTTTGCGCTTACCATAGTAATTAGCCATAAAGTCTAACCATATATAGCCGATGTCCTCGATAAATTGATACAGGTTTTGTTTAATGGTCTCAAGTGGGATAGCGCTTGATTGTTGGACTGCTATGATTGCCGATGTATTATCCGGCTTAATGTCACCCAACGCTGCATCTGTCGCCCCTAACATATCTTTTGTAGTGCTGATCGTTTTGTCGATAAACTCCCCAACTTGTGGCGAAAACGTACCTGTATCAAGATACCCTGCCATATTTTTAATGTTGATATCGCTACCTGCTTCGACTCCAATGGCTGCGCCAACTCGATTATCCCAACCGCTGATATAAGACTTGTTATATATCGCTTTAGGATAAGCCGTGTGCATGAGTGACATCATCGCCATTGCAAACGATTTATTGATAAACACTTGATTAGGTATTAACCCTGTGCCGATGGCTTGTCCATGATAACTATTTTTACGACTATCCCAATTCATCCATGCGACCGGATACTTCTCTAACTTTGTATTCCACTCCGGACGGATATCTGTGTATCTAGTAGATTTCTTTGCGTATACTACTCCGTCTTTTTTCCACATTTTTAATAGAGCGATCGTTTTACCATTAGCAGTCGTTTTGTTTTCAAGCTCAATTTTTGATCTGTCGCCACTCTGGTACTCTGTTTCTGTGTCATAGCTAATCATATCAATTTGTTCTTTAGGTATTTTATTAACCTTAGCTTCTTCTTTTAGTTTCGATACCATTTCTCGAAAGGCAATAATAATATAAGGTTGAGACTGTATTTTTTTATCGTTAGGATTGCCGAAAAATGTGTTAACGCTGTCTACTTCCTCCATATTAATGTCACCCATAACATCCTGCATCGTGTCAATCCCAGCATCCCAGAAATTATAGGCACACGCATCACCACTAAGTGCTGCATCGAGTAACCATTGTCGAGTCTTTTGGTTCATCTTCAATTTTTCAAACAAAGTTTCTGAATACTGTGAGATAAGTTCAGCCGCTTCTTTGATCTCGGCTTCTTCTTCGTTGTCAGGTTCCTCTCCGACATTCTCGGCTGTGAACTGTATAGCTGTGTTTTGGCTTAATATAGCGGCGATAAAGTAGTTGATGATCCGCTTAAATATGTTAAACACTGGCATTGGTAGTCCGTTAGATTGCACCCCACTCCAATGTTCCCCCGCGTAAAATTTTTCATTGCGGTTAACATTTTCATACAAATCAACCCTGGTATTGTAGTCAATCCCGTCTAAATACTGCTGCCACTCGGTCGTTTCATCTGTCAGTCGCTTCATTTAGTCACCTCTTTTGCAAACGGATCATAGTTCATGATGTTCTGTATGCCTTCTTCTTGTTGCTTCTTATCATCTGCCTTAGCTTCTGTGTGCTTTTTTACCGCTTGGATAGGTGTTTGGATAGGTTGTATAGCTTTACCTTTGCTTAGTGCTATACCGTCCTTAATTCCTCGTCTGTAAGCCCAAAAAGAAAGCATAAAAAAGCACAATCCTAATATTGCGCCTATAATTAATTCCATATTAAAATCCTCCTGTGATATAGCTTTGATCTATTTTACCACCTGTCATGGGGTCGTGTTTAAGTTTACGCGTCTTAAAATCATCGAGCTGTTTAATCTTAGGTGTAACACTTGGCTTTGTTCTCATGCTACAAAAATAGCGCAACCCATCTGGCGCATGCGTGATTTCGTGTGGTTCGTTTGCCACATCGTTAGGATCTTTCTCGTCACGTTGTAATAAAGGTATCGTTCTAATTAGATTAACGCAATTACTGAATATCTTTAATCGAGCTGTTGTAATCGTTTCCCCTGTTTGCTCGTCTCTAGCTTCGTAAGGTTTTAACCACTCTTTAATGTTCAGCCACCCTTGCACGCGACTATTACTAGCCTTGTGGTGAAGCTCACCATTCTCATGAAATAAGTCTGTTGCGCTCTTTCCTGTCTCTTGCCTGCGGTTCCATAAGTCGGGTGGTGCGTATTTCATATGAATGTTATCATTTCCGTTTACTTCTTTAATACGCTTGGCAGCATCGCTGATAATTAAGTTTGACTCATACAATTCTTTGTATACATATACATTGCCTTGTGTATCTACTGCAAACCAATAGTTGGCTAACATATCAAGTCCATAATCTTTAGCAGTGTACCGCTTCCAATGTTCCGGTATTACAAAAGGTTCTACAACGTGTATTCCTGGGTCAAACTCTCTGAAAAATGTTCCTGCCGGCTTGACGAACTTTCCCTCGCCTAACATTTCATACATTTGTGGATCCGTTTCCTTTAGTTCCTCTATGTCTGCTCGCTGTTCAATCGTTAAATACTTATTGTCTTTATGCGTTGATACTACTACTAAACACTCCAACGTTACTACTTGTGTAATTCCTTCGTGTTCTAGTTCAACATTAATATTATTTACAAATACTTTGGGTCTACCATCCTTAAAACGTTCCACAACCTTATCTGGTGTCGATTGAAAAAATGTATCATTGACAAAACCATCTGATATAATCGGGTTCATCGTTAAAAATAACTGTCTGTCTTGTGGCTCTCCGCCTCTTAATTGCATCCTTAGCGCTTTAAACTGCTTATATGTGATGTTCTCTGCTTCCTCATACCATACTGCCGTCACTTCGTTTAATGACTTAACTTGCTTCTGCTGTACCTCTGAATGATAGCCCTTGAATAGTACATTGTTGCCTGTTACTCTGTGTGTTACTTCGGCTGGAACTTTAGTAGATGATAAAAACTTTTCTAGCCCAAACTCTTCAGCTCGTTCTTCGATACCGTTTTTAACTCCTGCGCCTATATTTGTTTCCACATCTTCTATAACTAATAATTTGTATTTCTTTTTATTATTTATGTTCATTACGACTTGTTGTTCCATAAAAAACGACTTACCGCTATTACGACCACCTACAAGGACAACCACAGGATATTGCTTATCTAATACATGATCGAAATATAGAGGTAAAACTTCAATCTCTACCATAGCTATTCGCTTCGCTTAATTGTAATCTGCGGCATTTCTTTAACTGCTAAATCTATATCCTGCTTATCACGCCACTCTTTAACTTTTCGGTTCTTTAGCCAAAAGATTTGTGCGGTAACATCCGGAACGACTTCTTTTGTAGTTATTGTTTTAAATGTGCCGTCTGCTGTCTCTGTTTTTTTAACCTCTGTATATGAATATCCTAGCGCCCTTTTATACAGCGCGTTCTCAACTTTGCGGTCAACAACTTCTTTTCCGTTTTTTAAGGTGGCAGAAATGGAAATAAACTTCTTACTCCACTCAGTTAATGTTTGTCTGCTTACGCCCATATTATAAGATATTTGCTCGTTAGTTAATCCATCCCTTGCCCATCCCTCTATCAATAGTAATCCTTCAGCCGTTATCCAATAATCATATTTAGCCATTCACCTCACCTCCTAAAATTTAATTTATTTTAATTAATGTGTTGACATTGGTGATACATTGGTATAATATTAACTTATAATCAAGACGGCATAAGCCCTAACCGCCCTGGTAGGCTACCGCGAAAGGTCGAATGAAATGAACATAGTTGAAATGTATAACCAAGTTAAAGAAATTTACAAGGCTAACGAATATGAGTATTGCTACATCGGATTAAGATTTGAAGATAAAGAACGTCAACTTAATGAAATTTGCAACAACTCAAAACACAATGAAGATCGCGAAGATGAAAGAGATTTCCCTAGCTTTGATTCAGAAGATTATGAAGAAATGCATGAGTTAGATGGTACTAGCACCTGGAACATTGAAACTGACGATTTCCCAGGCTTTGGCGGTAACTTAAAAGGTGTAAACTTAGAAAAAGAATGTAGCTGCCATTTTTTAACGCAACATTGTTACATCGTAGCTAGTGATCGTTTAGGATCATATGATGTTTTATTAGATGAAAATGAAATACTTATCAAAGATGCTAAAGTTATCGCTCAACTATTTTAAAACGGAAAGGGACGAATAATATGAAAACCACTCGTAAAACTATAACATTTCCGCTCGTCGTTGAAACTCAGATTAAAAAATATCAAGAAGAAAATGGCATCCCGACCTTTACCGGTGCTATGCTAGAACT